ATGGAAACACACCGATGGAAAAACGCGGCGAACCGATCAGCCAATTGGAAAAAAGGGGAGGTGGGCTAAGGTGCTAAACAATCGTTCTGATGTCATTATGCCGTGGGGCGATGAAATCATTGATGCAGGTTTATGGGCAGACAAATCACCATTTGCAGGAATTGGGGGGTGAATTGATGACCGGGCTTGCCGTTGCATTGATGGTGGCACACGCAGCCATTGGCTTGATGATGGCTTGGATTGGGCTCACCGATCGAAGGGCAAACCTTCCCATCGTCACGGTGTGGTTTGCAATCAGCATGCTCACGGCGGTGACGCTTGGGGTATTGGCACGATGACGCGCACCAACGATCTTGACGTTGACGCGCAGAATGCAGCGCGCCGCCGGGGCAAGAATAACCGCAACAGGGGCAACGGCCTTGAGCGGCGGCTTGCCGCTGAGCTCACCGATGCAGGGTTGGCAGGTGAGCGGGTGGGGCAATACGGCGGCAAGGTTGACGCCCGCGGCATCGGCATCATCATCAGCGCAAAGAAAGGCGGCGCCTATTCAGAGCGCTATGACAAATGGTTGAATGAATTGAGCCCGAAGGCCGATGAGGTGGCAGCCCTAGTGATTGAAGATGCCCCCGGCTCTGGCATCAAATCCCGCCGCATGGTGGTAATTTCATGGGAGGCGCTCATTGAGCTGCTACAAAGTAGGGAGGGCACCAAATGAAAATCGCATGGGTGTTGGCGCTGATCATTGCGCCGTTCACAAACCCTGTGCCAACGGGTGAGCCCGTGGCGCCGCCGCCAAATTACGCAATGGGCGTGGTGGCTGATCAGCCCGCCGTGCCGCTTGGGTATTTTGTAGGCACAGCCACATGGTATGACGCTGACCGGGGGAATCAATCAGCGTGGTACACCCGCGCAGGCATCACGCTCTACGGCGCCATTGGTGCTGAGGTGCGCGCCTTCAAGCCGCATACATGGCGCACGTCATGGAACGTTGAGGTGATCAGCCTGCTCACAGGGCGCAGCGTCATCGTGCAGGTGGTTGACGAATGCACCTGCTATGGCGTGCGCGCCAACCCTGATGATCAGCGGCTGATTGATCTGAGCCCTGAGGTATGGGAGGCGCTAGGTGTACCGCTAGGCCGCGGCGTCATGCCCATTGCATTGGTGGTGATCCCGTGAGCCGAAGCCTGCGCCCTGAGGTCATCAACAAACGGGTGCTTGAGGCGTACCCCGGATCAACGGCGGTGGTGGCTTCAGAAAAGGTTGCAGCTCACATGCGTGAATGTGGGGTGAACATCACAGGCCGCACCATTCGATCATACGCAAAGGCAGAGCGCCGCCCTAGCGAGAAATTTTGCAACATCTTTTCCCAAGCCTTCGGGCCGTTTGAGCAAGATGATTGGATTGATCGGGAGAATCTGCCCAAGCCGTATACCCCAAACAAACGCCCTGAGCTGAGCGCGGCAGAGAAAGAGGCACGCCGCTTGCAAATGTTAGTGAACAGGTTTTGTGAATGGTGCGTTGGCGGTGACACATCAAATGGCAAAACACCACGGTGCCCTGATGCAACCTGCGTGCTTCGCCCTGCGTCACCCCTGCCGCTGAAATCAAACGCCTTCACAAAGCGTGTGTCAATCGTTGATCGGTGGGATTGATGGCATACAATCGGCGCACGCCGTCACCTAGTGGCGGCCCCCCGCCCGCACGTGAATCCTCCCACGTGCGGGCGGCTAACACCCAAACACCGCGTGAGCGCGTCACCGAATACCTCAACGCCCACCGCACCCTGATGCGCCTCACCGAATGGGAATTGAAGGCGAGCGATGACCTGCCGCCCGATGATGCGTGGGCTGACATTGAAGTGAGCGCGAATCTATGGGTGGCAACCATTCGCCTATCAAACGATTTCTTCAAGCTCAAGCCCCGTGAGCAGCGCCGGGTGCTTGCCCATGAATTGATGCACGTTCACCATCACGCCCTTGATCGAATGGTGGCGCACCTTGATGGCATCTTGGGCCGTGAGGCCTTCACCCTGTTTGATTCCCAATTTGATACCGAAGGCGAGCGGGTATGCGAAGCCCTGAGCTTTATCGTGGCAGAGCGCTTGCCCCTGCCCAATTTCAAACCCCGTGCCTCTTAGGTTTGCCCGCGCCTGCCTGACCTGTGGCGTGTTGCAACGCATCGGCAATCGGTGCGGCACCTGTGCCAATAAGATCACGGCTAAGCGGCAGCGGGAGCGTGGCCCTCAGCCCTACGCTGACCCTGCATGGCGGCGCCTGAGCGCTGAGATGCGGCGTGAACACCCGTGGTGCCAAAGATGCGGCAGCCCTGCCAACCTCACCGTTGATCACATGTACCCGCTGCAACCGGGGCAGAGCGCCGTGGTGCCCAAAGAATTTTTGAGGGTGCTCTGCCGCCCCTGCCACGGCAAGATCACGCGGCACACGGGGGGCGGGGTAGAATCTGGCAATGAATAACGGCAAGGTATCCAGCGCCGAGCAGGGCGAGCACACAGGCAACCACGGGGGGTGGGGGTTTGGTGTGGGTGGGGGTTTGCATGGCATCGCCTAAGCCTTTGCCAAATGAAATCAAAGCGAAACGCGGCACGCTGAAGCCTAGCCGCATGCCCGTAAAGCAGGGCGCAGGCGTGGCACCGCTCAACAATCTGACCCTGCCTGATGGGCTTGACCCGGTGGCGCAGGGCGTTTGGGTGCGCGTCACATCGGCCTGTGATTGGTTGGCTGAATCTGACCGCGAAGCTCTCACGATGCTCTGCCGTGATGAATCATTGTTGGCGCAGATCACCGCACGGCTTGAGGCTGATGGTATGGTTTTGTTTACCGATAAGGGGTACGCCTACGCCCACCCCGCTTGGGGTATGCGCACGGCAACCGAAGAGAGGATTTACAAATGGCTGAGCGCTCTAGGATTGACCCCAAGCGATCGCGCCCGGCTAGGCATCGCAATGGTGCAGGCACGCACCCTGTTGGAAGAATTCCGGGAGAAATTCGCGGCTCTGCCGAATGGCCCCCGAAATGGTTGACGCCCACCGGGGCTGATGATCTTGCCCGATCGCTAGGCGATCAGGTGGCTGCCTTCGGTGAGGCATTAGTGCCCATCGCTAAAGATTCGATCGGCGGGCTCTCAGGTGAGCCCATGCTTTTTCGCCCGTGGCAACGTGAGCTTTTACGCCACGCCCTAGCACGCAAAGCCGATGGCACGTTTGCCCACCGCTTTTTCATGATCGGTGCCGCCCGTAAGAATGGGAAAACCGCCCTGCTTTCAACGGTGCCATTGGCGCTTGGGCTCTTCGGTGATCACGGCGGTGAAATCTATTCGGCAGCGGCTGATCGGGATCAAGCCAAATTGGTGATGAGCCACGCAAAGCGCGCCGTTGAGATGAGCCCTATCTTGGCTGAACAAATCAAGGTGTTTCGTGACACCCTAGAATTCAAACCCACGGGCACCATTTGGCGGGCGCTCTCTTCTGAGGCGTACACCAAAGAGGGGCTGAGCGCCACCCTAGTGCTTGCCGATGAATTGGCAGCATGGCCCAACCGCGATCTATTCGATGTGTTGAGCCTCAGCATGGGCGCCCGGCGCAGCCCGCTCTTTTTGGCAATCACTACGGCAGGGCAACGCACCGATCAAACGGGCATGGATTCAATCGCCTTCACGCTCTACCAATTGGCACGGCGCCGCATCACGGGTGAGCACGATGATCCAACGTTGGGCATGGCGTGGTTTGAGGCTGATGATGACGCCTACGCCGATGAAACCAAATGGCCGCAGGCGAATCCGGGGCTGCTCTCAACGCCGCCGCTGCTCAGCCTTGAGGATCTCAAGAGCGCAAAGATGCGCACGCCCGAAGCCGAATTTAGAACAAAGCGGCTCAACCAATTCACGGCCTCAGGGGTAGCGTTTCTACCCGCGGGCACATGGGATTCATGCGCCGATACCACCTTGAAGCTTGAGCCCGGTGACCCTTTGGTGTGCGGTTTTGACGGCTCATTTTCCAACGATTCAACGGGTGTGGTGGGGGTGCGCCTTACCGATGGCGCGGTGTTTACGCTTGGGCTTTGGGAGCGCCCCATTGATGATCTCTCATGGCGCGTGCCCGTTGAGCAGGTTGAAATGAGGGTTGAAGAGATCTGCAAAACCTATGACGTGAGAGAGATCAATTGTGACCCGTACCGATGGCAGGCCGTCATGGAGCGTTGGCAACAGGCAGGCTTGCCCGTGGTTGAGCACCCGCAAAGCCCTGCGCGCATGACCCCTGCCACCGCCGCTTTCTACGATGCGGTAGTGAACGGGCGGTTGAAGCATGACGGTGACCCGCGGCTGACCCGGCATGTGATGCAGGCAAGCCCTGTTCAAACGCGGTACGGGGTGCAGGTGCGAAAGGGCAAAGATGCGGGCAAGAAAATTGACCTTTGCGTGGCAGCCATTATGGCGTGGGGGCGTGCTGCTACGCTAGGCGCGAAGGCGATTGATACGCCGAAGGCATCGGTGCAATTCATTGAGCTGTAGGGAGAAATTGCGTGGGTATTCTTGATCGAATCTTGGGGCGTGAGGTAGAGCAGCGGCAGGTGGGCGGCATGTGGCCCGTTGATTCTGACATTGCCGGGGTAAGCCTCAATGAGAAAAATGCCACCACGATTGGTGCCCTGTATGCATCGGTGATGCTCTACGCCAACACCGTGGCAAGCATGCCCGTGGGTGTATTCATTCGTGATGGTGGCGTGCGCCGCCCTGTGACCCGCCCGCGGTGGCTTGATAACCCTGTGCCGAATAACAAAAACTATACGCGGTTTGACCTGCTCCATCGCACCGTGAGCAGCCTGCTCATTGACGGCAACGCATTCTTGATGATCCTGCGCGATGGCGCAGAGATCGTTGAGGTGCGCCTGCTTGACCCCCGAAAGGTTGCGGTGCTTCGCGGCGAGAATGGCGCGCCGATCTATCGCATCACCACCACATCGGGAAAGGTTGACCTCACCGATGAGGACATTGTGCACATCACCCTTTTTGGTGTGGGCGAAGATCTCCGCGGCATCAGCCCTGTTGAGCATCACAAAATTACGCTTGGGCTTGCAAAGGCAACCACCGAATACGCCGCCAAATTCTTTGAGCAGGGTGCTTCGGTTTCGGGATTGGTGACCGTGCCCGGCGAGCTCACCACCGATCAGGCTGAAACCCTGCGTGCATCATTCGGGCGCCGCCATGAGGGCCTGCGCAACATGCACAAAATTGCGGTGCTTACGGGCGGCGCGGATTTCAAGCCGCTCACCTTCAAGCCTTCAGATCTTGACATTGTGGGAAACATGGAGGCAGGCACGCAGGCAATCGCCCGCCTGTACGGTATCCCGCTGCATCTCTTGCAATTGCCGGGTGCAAATTCTTCATACAATAGCCTTGAGATTGTCAGCCGTGAATGGTTGATGCTTGGATTGGGCAGCCTGATTGCGCGGCTTGAGGCAGGGCTTCAGCGGCTCATCGTTGGGGAAACCACATTCATTCGATTCAACGTTGATTCAATGATGCGCCCCCTTACCAAAGAGCGCTTTGATTCTTACGCCGTGGCGCTCAATAACGGTTTCTTGAGCCTCAATGAGGTGCGCACCCTTGAGGATCGCCCACCTGTTGGCCCTGATGGTGACGCCTTCAGGCAGCCGCTCAACATCGGCACCGTAGGTGAGGAGCCGCAGGCTTGAGCTACATCATCGTTGATCTTGACGGCACGCTGATTCTTGAGAATGAGCAGCCGAATCAGCCGCTCATTGATCACCTCAACGCGCAGGTGATGGAGGGTGACGCCCAATTGGTTGTGGTGAGCGCCCGCAAGATTGACCGCCTCACCGAAACCCGCGCATGGCTTCAGGAATACGGCGTGGCAGGCGTTGATGAAATTCACCTGAATGATTTTGAAGGCAGCGCATTTGCCACCGGGCTTGCATTCAAAGAATACAAATACGGCCTGCTTGCCACCGAATACGGCAGCGAAATCGAATACGCAATTGATAACGATCCTGACGTGCGCGCAATGGCACGCGGCTTGGGCATTGAAGCCCTGAGCCCTGAAGAGGCGTTGCGCGATGAAGAGCGCGCCATTGTGCAGGTGCCTGCCTACATTTCAGCCGCTGCAACCGCAGGGCTTGAGGCGTATGAGGGCGGGCTTGCAGGCGAAGGCTTGCAAGATCAAACCGTGCGCGAAGCGCGGCAGCTTGCAGCGGGCAGCGTTGATGATGAAAAGGTTGCGCGCATGGCCGCATGGATTCGCCGCCATCGCGGTGATTGGGAAGGCGTGCCACAAAATAGTGACCCTGAACACCCATCGTTCCCTGCACCGGGGGCGGTGGCGGCCCTGCTTTGGGGCGTCAATCCCGTAGACACAAACGGCGCCGATCGTGTGTTGGCGTGGGCAGATAGAATCACCGCGGAGGCTTTACAAAAGGAGATCAACGCGATGGCACGTGAACATGAAATGCGCGCCCTACCATTGGGTGAATTCACCGTGAGCGATACCGAAGATGGGCAGAAAACCTTTACGGGATACGCTGCCGTTTTCGGTGCAGAATCGCAGGGGCTGCCGTTTATCGAACGCATCGCGCAGGGCGCCTTCAGCCGTGCAATCAAGCAGGCTGAGCAGGGCCGCCGTGTCATCAAATTCTTGCACGGTCATGATGAAAGCCGCATGCTTGCAACCACGGCAAGCGGGCGCCTGAGCCTCACCGAAGATGCGGTTGGGCTGAAGATTGAGGCGCGCCTTGATCCTGCCGATCCCGATGCCGCCGCGGTCATCTCAAAATTGCAAAACGAATCAAAGGCAATGGGCATGAGCTTCGGCTTTACCGTGCCGAAGAATGGGCAGGTTTGGAACGATGACGGCAGCCGCACCCTCACCGAAATTGGGCTGCTTGAGGTGTCAACCCTTTCGGGGCATACGCCTGCCTACCCGGCAACGCTAGGGCTCACCGCCGTGCGAAAGATTGCACCTGCCCGAATCGGCGTTGATGGTGATGCCCTGCTTGCAACCCTTGAGGCCGTCAAGGCGGGCACCGATCTTGATGTTGATCAAACCGCCCTGCTTGATGCCGTGCGCGCCCGATTGGGTGCAGCCGCTGAGGTTGAGGCAATTGAATCTGAGCCTGCACCAATGGGTGAGCACCACACGATTGTGGCAGCCCGCCTCAAATTGGAGCAGCTCAAGGGGTAGAATCCCAAACAGCCCACGCACCACGGCGCGCATGCCTGATCATCAGGCGCATCGGATAGGTAGCCCGGCGTATTGTTCAAAAACCAGAATTTGAAAGAGGTTAGAAAATGTCTGACGCTATCAAGAATCTGGCTGAGAAGCGCGCCGCGCTGCTAACCGATGCTTCGGGCATCGTGGCAGAGCATGCCGAAAAGGGCGAAGCCCTGACGGTTGAGGCACAGAATCGCTTTGACGCCCTTACGGCAGAGGCTGCCGTTATCAATTCCGCGATCTCTTCAGAGAAGATCGCCGCAGAGGCCCGCGCCGCCGCTGATGCTGCCCGTTCGGAAAAGGCCGTTGCCTTCGCCCCGGCTGCCGATGCAACGCGTGACCTTTCGGCTGAGCTTCGCCGCATCGCCCGTGAGGGTGGTGAGGTTGAGCTTCGCGACGTCACAAAGGCAACGTTCACACAGGCCGTTGAGCAGGGCGACCGTTTCTGGCTTACCGCCGGGCAGGTCAACCCGTTCGTAGATCCTGCCGTTGTGACCGTGCTTCAGGTTGCGAAGGGCAACGTGATTGCGCTTCCGCGCACCACGGCTCTTGGAACAGCAGCGGCTGTTTCTGAAGGCTCAAACATCGGTGAGAGCGATGGCACCAACAGCAGCCTTTCGCTTACGCCTGTGAAGTATGCAAGCCTGCTTCAGGTTGGCATTGAAACCGTTCAGGATCAGATGTTTGATGTTGCCTCATGGGCAACCGAAAAGCTGGCCGCTGAATTGGCTGTTGCGCATGGTGCCGTTGCAGGCCCTGCGATTGCAGCCGCCGCTACCGTTGGCAAGCAGGGTGCAGCCGTTGCCCCTACGTATGCTGACCTGCTCGCGCTGATTTACAGCGTGAAGCAGCAAGAGCGCCGCGCCGCAAAGCGTGGTTTCTTGATGAACGACACCACGCTTGGTGCCATCATGGGCTTGGTTGACGGCGCGAGCCGCCCAATCTTTGTTCCGGGTGACCAGAGCCGCCCGGACACCATTCTTGGTTTCCCGGTGTATTCAGCCGCTCTGGCTGATAATGGTGACGAAGCGCTGAGCGTGGCCTTCGGAAATTTGGGTGCCGTATACACGGCCATTGCGGGAGCGCCTGCAATTGAGGCTGATCGAAGCTACGCGTTCAACGCGGGCCTCATCACCTACCGCGGAATTCTCCGCGGCGCTACGGGCCTGATCGATCCAAACGCGGTCAAGACATTCAAGGGCGCCAACGTCTAATTCGTTAGACAAAGCGCACCGCTAAGGGGCTGAGCATTACGCTCAGCCCCTTAGCATTTAGAGAGGGGAAACAATGAGAATTCAATTGATGATCAGGGTTGAGGGGTTGCGCAATGGGCAGCCGTGGCCTGCGCCGGGCGGCATCATTGATCTGCCTGTGAGCGAAGCCACAAACATGATCAGCCACGGGTACGCGATCCCTGCCCCAATGCCACAGGTGCAAGAGCGTGCAACGGCTGAGCCCATCATTGAGCGCGCTACACTAGCCCCCACACAGCCCAAGAGGCGAAAGGGGAAATAAAGCATGGCGGTTGGAAGCGTTCAGAAATCAATCAATGCGAGCACGCCCACACTATTGGTGCAGGCTGACGCTGACGGCTGCATTGCATACGTGCACACGCAGGTGACGATTTGGCTTGGAGGCGCCACGGTTAGCAGCACCACGGGCATGCGGTTGGATTCAGCGGCAGGGCCTGTTGAAATCCGATTGCAGCCGAATGATGCCCTGTACGCCGTATCGAATAGCGGCACACAAACGGTCACGCTTTTGACGGTGGGCAACTAATGAGCTACATGACGTTGGCAGAATTCAAAAGCAGCATCGGCATTGCCTCAACCGATACCGCCGATGACACGCCGTTGCAATCCTGCCTTGATGCTGCCGATCAGCTCATCAACAATTACGTTGATACAAAGGTGGGTTTTGGTGTCACCTCAAGCCAAACCCGGTACTACACCGCCACGCGCTATGATTTTGTTTTGACCGATCCCATTGTGACCGTCACCACGCTTGCAACGGACATCAACGGCGCGGGCACCTATTCGCAGACATGGAGCGCCACCGATTACATTTTGGCGCCACGCAACGCCGCGCTTGATGCGCGCCCGTACACCGAAATTGACGTGAGCCCATTCAGCAATGCCGCCCTAAATTTCCCTACGGGGTATCTTGAGGTGAAGGTGGTTGGCACCTTCGGTTGGCCTTCGGTACCTGCCGCGATCAAGCAGGCAGCGGGCATTCAGGCGGGCGCAATTTGGAGCAGCCGAAGCGCCCCCTTTGGCATTGTTGGGTCAAGCGATTTGGGCGGCGTATTGACGATGCGCAGCGCCCTGCACCCTGAGGCACGCATTCTCATTGAGCCGTACCGCCTGCGCGGCGGCATTGCGATCTGATGAATGACCTGACTATTCACACGGCGGTGGCAGCGCGCCTCTTAGCGGCAACGCCTCCAACGGGGTACACCCTGCGCAATGCCTACGCCACCCCGCCTGACAATCTCGCCGTGGTGCCTGCGGCGGTGTGCATTCCGGGTGGGGATTCGATCAGCTACGGCACGGGCGGCAGCCGCACCACGGTGCTAGGCGTGACCGTGATTTTGTACCTGCAAGAGCAGGCTGACATGGGCCGCAAATACGCTGACCTGCTCACATGGCGTGCGTGGCTGCGCAGCGCCTTTGATGGGCAGGTGCAATTGAACACAGCCGGGGTAGCTCAGGCGATCGTTGCAAGCACTACCATTGGCACCGATACGTGGGCTGATACCACGTACATGACGATTGCCGCTGACCTTCAGGTGAGCGTGCTTGAAGGGGTGAACGTTAGTGCCTGACATGCTGAAGGTAAAGGTGAAGCAGCCCCGCCCTGAGGGCAACCCGTACCTGCCTGAATCCGATGATGCCGTTGAGATTGATGCCGCGGTTGCCACATCGTTGGCGGCCTCAGGATTGGTTGAAATCGTAGACAATAAGCCCACCGCAAAAGCGGAAAAGACAATGAAAGAGGTTGACTAAATGGCTGTCACGCTAGGCGCAAAGGCATTCACAAAGGTAGTGGCAAAGAGCGAATCCGCCTATGGCACGCCTGCAACCTTCAACGATGCCAACGGTGAGCTGCTCCATACCGACATTGTGGGTGTGATCGATCCGGGCGTGACCGTTGATTTGGCTGATGATAAGAGCGCAGGCATTCGCCCGCGCCGCCTTGCCTCTTCGGCAACCGTCACGGCGAAGGCGCCTGTGATCACCCTTGCCGATGCGCCTGTTTCTGCGCGCAATCTCCCAATCTATTTTGATGCGCTTGCCACCATCACCCCATCGGGCGCAGGCCCCTATTCATGGGTTTACACCCCAAGCGCAACCGATGTTGACACAATCAAAACCTATTCGCTATTCCTTACCGATGGCGTGCAGAAATACATTGTTGATGGTTGCGTGCCTTCAGAGCTCACGCTTTCGGCTGATCAGAGCGGCCTGCTTCAAGCAGGCGTCACATGGTCAGCGCGAAACATTGCCACCACCACCGACACCTCAACCGCTGCATTCTCCCAACAGTATTTCGTGCCGGGGCGCCTCTTCGGTGTGCGCACCGATTCATCGTTTATCGCAACCGTAGGCGGCGGCAGCGCCTATGCAACTTTCGCAACCAATTGGAGCCTTACCCTGATGCCGGGCGCAGCCCCGCTTCAGGTGCTCAACGGCTCAACCTCAAACGTCAATGCCGGGGGCGTTGCCTACACAGGCGCGTTTGACGGCACGCTTGAAATCACGATTGCATCGAACAGCTCAAAGGCCTCATCGTTCCCGCTTGCAGACATCGGCACAAAGAAATTTGTGCAGGTGTCAGGCATTGATTCTTCAGGCTATGGTTTCACGGCAAGCATTTGTGGCGTCATGGAAAATGTCAGCGTGATCGGCTCAGAATCCGATGGGCTCATTTTGGAAACCGTCACGCTTCAGCTTGCATCAGATGGCACAAATTCGGTGAAATGCTTTATTTCATCGCCGCTATCAACACGCCCGTAATTCGGGCACGGTAAACCCGCCGCAGGCGGGAGAGGGGGAAACATGGCAGGCACCGCAACCGATCCCGTGATTGTGCACCTTGATGGAGATTTTGCAGGGTGGCACGTGACGTTCAGGCCGCTCACGCGAATCAGCGCCCGTGTGCTCATTGATCTTGAGAGCGATAGCATCGCAACGCGCTTGCAGGCATACGGCAAGATGATTCTCAGCGTTGATGGTTGGCTTGACCTTGACGGCAACGCAACCACCGATCCGCTTGAGGCACCGATTCAGGCGCTTGAAACAGCGGCAGAGAAATTCATTGTTGAGGCTTCGGCGCTCCCAAAAGCGTAAGGCTTGCCGCCCGGCAGATCAGCATGGGGCAAGCGGTAAAGCCAAGCCCTGAAATTATTTTTCACCTGCTTGCAAAAGAATTTGGCAAATTCCCGTGGGAGGTTGAAGAGCAGCCGCTACACTATGTCTTGAAGGCGTGGGCTCTCCATGCTGAATTGCAACCCAAAGAGGTGCGCCGTGGCCGCTAAGGGAAACGAAAAGGTACGCATTTTCATCACGCCCCAATCGTTGAAGGGTGTTGATGACCTTCGGCTTGGGTTTCTTGAATCCTCAAACCCCCGAAAATTCAGCGCGATGCTTCAGCTTGCCACGCTGAACGCTGCCCGCACTATGGTGAAGCCCGTCAAGGCAGCGGCACCCGTGCGCACCGGGCGCCTGAGAAACGCCGTGGCTGCCCGTAAGGCGCGGCAAGATCGCCCCGCTGCCGTGGTGGGCGTGCGCGCAGGGGCAAGCCGTAGCGATACAAAGGGCGCGTGGTATCGGTGGTTTGTGGTGAGCGGCACAAATGGCACCCGCACCACAAAGGAGCGGGGTAGGATCAGCATCAAGCCAATTCGGGGCCGCGATTTCGTAGGCAAAACCGTGAGCGAGCCTAACCATCAGGCACGTGCAATCGAAGCGTTGAACAAAACCATTCAGGCTTTCTTGAGCGGTGTGATCAAATACCGGGGGCGAAGGGGTAGATAGTGAACAAGGGCACAATGAATCTGGTTATCAAGGCGATTGATAACGCCACGCCTACCCTTCGCAAAATCGGCAAGGGCTTTGGCAGCCTCAAAAATGCAGGCAGCGCCATTGGCGGCGGCCTTCAAAAATTGGCGCTTGGGGCGGTAGGCATTGCCACCGCCGTGGCAGGTTTCACGATCGCCGCAACAAAGGCGGCAATTGATGAAGAAAAGCAAATTGCCCGGCTCAACAGCGTGCTCAAAACCCGTGGCATGCTCACCGATGCCAACAGCGCCGCCGTTGAAAAGCAAATTGGCAAGCTTGAAAACCTAGCCTTTGCCGATGACGCGGTGCGCGAGAGCCTGATTACCGCAACGCAATTCACAAAGAATTTCAATCAGGCTCTCAAGATTCAAAACGTAGCGGCTGACGTTGCCGCGGCAAAGGGTATTTCTCTTGAAGAGGCAACGGCTCTGGTGGGCAAGGCGTATCAGGGAAATACAAAGGGGCTCAAGGGCTTGGGCGTTCAGGTCAAAAAGGGCGCGAAGGCCACCGACATTCTCACCGCTATCACAAAGAAATACAAAGGCGCGGCAGAGGCTGCCGCTGATACAACAAGCGGCAGATTTTCAAAAGCACAAATCAAGATCAACAATCTGATTGAGGATTTCGGCGCCAAATTCTTGCCGTACGCAAACAAGGGGCTTGAATTCTTGAACGATACGGCGCTGCCTGCATTGAGCAGCGCGCTTGATAAGGTGGTGCCAATCATTCAAAACGTTGGCAAGGGGCTTGCCGATACCTTCGGCCCGATGATTCAAGACAACATCACCAACATGACAAAGCCGGGCGGCGTGTTTGATTCGGTGGGCAAGGTGATTGGGCCAATCTTTGAGAGGATTGGTGACAGCGTAGGTGGATTGATTGCAAAGCTCACAGGCCCCGGCGGGCTGCTCACCGCGCTAGGTGACGTCATCGGCACCCTTTGGGGTGACGGCAAAGGCCCATTGGCAACAGCGGTTGGCGCAATCGGCAACCTGCTTGATCTGCTCATTGACACGATCGCAAACATCGCGGGTGCCATTGCAGGGCTGATCACCGCGGTTGATGATTTCTTGAAAGCATTTGGCAAAGCCGCCGACGTGAGCAAAGGCGGGTCATTCGATTATTACAACCGCATGGGCGGCAACGTGCTTCCCGGCGTAGCACCCGGCACGCAAATCAATCAATACGGTGTGCCTATTGTCAGCGTGAAGATTGGTGAAAAGAGCGTTGACGGCATTATTTTTGACGCGCTAGGGCGGCAAATCGGCACCACCACATCGGGGCGCTAAATGGCAACGCACCCCTTTGCCATTCTGGTTGATGGTGTCAACAGCGGTGCCAACATTCTTGATGACTATTCAACGGCAAGCCCAACAACACCGTGGGTTGATCCTGAGAGCGTAAGCCTCACCCAAGATGCAAACGGTCAAGGCGGCTCTCTCACCTTTGACGTGGTGCAGGTCAAAACCCCAAGCCCGGCAGGCCCGTGGTGGAAATCAGGCAGCGTGTATGACAATGCGCGGGTGCGCTTTCAGGTCAGCGGCACCACCACCTTTCTTGGATTCATCACATCGATTGACGCTGAGCTTGCAGAAAACGGCATTGGCACGCGGGCAACGGTGACGGCTGCCGCGGCGTCAACCTTTCTTGACAAAATCATTGTGTATAAAGGGCGGCAGGCAACGGGCACCCGCGCCGTTTACACCTCAAATTTTCTCATTGGCGTAGCGGGCGGCACCGATCAAGCAGCGGTCACGGCTCTGGTTTCAAAGGCTGATGCGGCACAGGCATTCAGCGGTGGTACCTCAGGCCGCACAGCCAACCGCCTGATTGTGGCAACCAATACCACCCCGGCATACACAGGCGCAACGGTAGTGGTGGGGCAGCTCACGATGGTGCCCGGCACATTGCGTTCATGCCTTGACACTATCAAAGAGGCAGCCGAAGCCATTGACGGTGAACAGCGCCGCTATTGGGTGGCACCTAGCGGCAGGATCAATTACGCCCGGCTAGGCACCGCAACGCCAACCTTCCCCACCGCGCCATTCAAGATCGTGACTACGGCAACATTTAGCCCGTACGGCTCAGCATCGGCAGCCGCCACGATTCAGGCGCGCAACCTAAGCGTGAAGCTTGATCATGACGTGATCGTGAAAAAGGCACGCTTCACATTCAACACCAATGCATCAGATTGGGATTCAAAGATTTCAGGTGGCGCCTACACCGTGGCTGACCCCTACGGGCGCGTTTACGATGAGGCAGCGCCTGATGGTGCAGGCATGACGACACGCAACGGCCCGCGCCCTGAGGTGATCATTGGCGTGACGCCTCAACCTGCGAAGGCCGCCGCGCCTACCTATTGGAGCAACAAGATCACCGATTATTCAAAGCGCTATTTCGGAACGGACACCTACACCAACCGTGCCGCCCCACAGCGAAGCATCACGCTGAGCATTCGCGGCGCTGACACTACAAATAATCCCTACGGCTTTGCCAACGGGTATCGCCAAACGGGCACAGGGCCTGACACGTTCACCCTGCAATCAGGTTGGGAGGCGGGGCAATGGCTTAGCATTGAGGCGCCGGGGCTTGACCTCAGCGGGCTTTACCGCATTGAAAGCCTCACCATGACCTTTGAGCCGGGCTCTATGATTCGGCAATTCGATCTGACATGTGAGCGGGCACCACGAAACCCGCTCAAGAAATTCTTGCAGGGGTAAGAGATGGTTGAGAAATTCGGCAGCGATCAACAGCAAATCGCAACGCTAGGCGGCGGCGTCATCAGCGAAGAGGGCGCCATTTTGCTTGACGGTGACAGCCACGGTGAGAGCGCGCTGCTCTTCGGCCCTGCCGCCTTGCGTGAAATTCAAGCGGGCGTTGCCAACGGGGATTTTTCTATTACACCGCCTGAGCCTACCGACACAATCACCGATGACAATGCTTTGCCCTATTGGACATTCACCGACACAAACAGCGCGGGTGCAATCACCTGCGCAATTGTCACCGACACATCGGCAGGATCGGGCAATGCCCTGCGTTGGAGCGTCACGGCAGCGATGGCAAATAGTAAGAGCGCGAAGCTCAGCCGATTCATTCCCGTTGCCTCAACACGAAACAGGGCGTTTGCGTATACGCCTGAGGTCAACACCTTTGCCGCAACAAACACCGCCAACGTGACAATCACCATGACGGCGCAATTTTACAAATCCGATCAAGCCACCACCACAGGCAGCGTGATCACCTCAGGCGTCATCACCTTTGCAACGCTAGGCACGGGCTCAAATTGGCTCACGGGTACATACACCACAGCCAACGCGGCGCCCTCCGATGCTGCTTTTTGTTTGATCACCATCACCGTTGCAACCGCCGCGGCGGGTGTTATTCCCGCGGCCACCGTTGACATTCCCGAAGTGCGCCTGATTCGAGGTGATCAAACAAACATGTTTGCCGAATACACCACGCCTGCAACCTATGCCCCAACATTGGTGCGGCAGGTAAATGGCACCCTTCAGATCAGCCCAAATGCGGGCACAGGTGCCGTGCAGATCGGCGGCAACCTAAATTTTGGAACAACCGTCACGGTTGATCCTGCAGGAAACGCTCTGACTATTACCAGAAATGACACAGGCAACCGCGCCAACATCATCGTGGGGCGCGTGTTCCCCGGCACGCAAACCACGCGATACATTGACGATGACGGCACGCGGACATTGTTTAGCGGCGGCATTGATGTGAACGCATCAAGCACGTTGACAAGCGCAACCTTTAGCGCAGGTGTCAGCGCCTCATCTCTGGCCGCATCAACCACAGGCATTGCGATGGACGCAACAGGCGGCGGTGATTTGCAGGTGACGGGCTCTGACACCACCGTGCCAATCTCCGGCAACGGTGAGCTGCTTGCCATTCCCAACACCACCACGGCAACCACAAACAGCGCACGGTGGGTTTTGATCAGCGGCAGCAAATACGGCCTGCGCCGTGATTCATCAACGCGCCGTGTAAAGACAAACATTCACGCCGCTGATTCTTCGGTTTTGGAAGCCGTGAAGCGATTGCGTGCGGTGCATTTTGAGCCGCTTGAAAAAGATGAGCAGGGCAATTTGCGCGGCACCGGGCAATTGACGCTTGGGCTCATCGCTGAAGAGATTGAAGAGGCAGGGCTTGGGTGTGCCGTCACCTATGACAGCGAAGGCCTGCCCGATGGGTACGATGAACGGGTGTTGATCGCTGCATTGTTGCATCACGTCAATGATCTTGAAAAGCGGCTGAAGGTGCTTGAGGGTTGAGATGACGAAATCACAGGCTGACACAATCATTGCCCGGCTTGATGCGCAGAGCGAAAAGATCGATCGGCTGCAATCACAAATTGATCAAATGCGTGGCGGCCTGATGATGCTGAAAATGATTGGCGGCTTTCTAGGTGTTGGGGGTATCGGCGCGCTTTTGGCGTGGCTGCAAGCACAGGGCAAATAATGCGGCGCGTGCTCTTGCCGCTGCTTGCCGCATTTGTTTTGTGGCGTGCAATCCCGGTGGCTGCCAACGATGAGCTGCAACAGGGCGTCACCATGACCGTATACCCTGAGGTGATCCTTGCAAGCGGCCCGTGGCAAACACCGCCCGAATCGGCGCCGTGTTTCTCAGGCGTGGTGCCCAACATTGATTTTGATTGGGGTGGTGCCCCTGCCGCCGAAGGCTGCCCTGCCGATTTCTTCATGGTGCATTTCACAGGGTGGTTGACCGTGCCAGAAACGGGCGATTGGGAATGGCTGAATTGGAGCGATGACGGGTGGCACATGACAATCGGCGGCGTGGTGGCGCTTGATGATTGGAATTTTCACGGGTGCGGCGGGCATTGGAGCGGCCCCAATGAGGGCTTCACACCGATGGTGGCGGGCGTATCGCAGCCAATCAGCGTGTGGGTATTCGAATGGGGCGGCGGCGCCTGCGCGCGGCTCTGGTACGGCAGCCCCACCGGGTACGGCGTAGTGCCTACCGAATGGCTTTCAACCGAAGCCCAACCCTTGCCAGAGCCTAGCCCTGACCCCACCCCGCTGCCTAGCGTGCAGCCTAGCGAAGAGGTGCCCACCTATGAGCCCACGCCACCCCCTGAGCCTTCGCCAATTGATAGCCCTCAACCTAGCCCTAGCCCTGATTTTAGCCCTGAGCCTAGCCCTACGCCTAGCCCCGTAGAGCCCTCCCCTAGCCCCGTAGAGCCTAGCCCTACGCCAACCGCTACGCCTACGCCCGAAACGCCAACGCCTAGCCCTAGCGTGGCGCAAAGCCCTGCGCCTGAGCCTTCACCTGAGGTCAGCCCTGAGGTGAGCCCTGAGCTCACGCCTGAGCCCACCCCAACGCCTGAGGTGTTTGACCCCGGCGCGGCGGCTGAAGAGGTGGCAGCGGTCATCGGTGAAGCAGCGGCAGCGGTCAGCGAAGCGGTGACACAGGCCGCGGCATTTGTTGCGAATCTTGGACACGATTTGACGCCTGCCGAAAAAGAGAAAGCAGCCGCTACAATTGTGCCCGCCGTGATTGTCACGCAGGTTGCCCAAGCGGCAGCCGCGGCAGCCGCGGCGGCATCGTCAATTGGAGGCTCACGAAAGGCGAAACCGTGAAGCACCTGATTGATTTTGTTTTGGATCTCAGCGCCTCATCGTTCACGTGGTTGGGCATGGCGGTGGCATGGATTGTGCTGCCCGAATCTGGCACACGGGATTTTGTGGGCTTGAGCATTTTGGCGCTCATCGCTCTTTGGGCGATCACAGGGCCATTGAGATGGGGTAGGTGAATGACGTTCAGCGATTACATCGAAGAGGTTGCGGCTCAGGGTTGGGCGCGTGTTGACGTTGCGCCCGGCGAATGGGTGGCCGTGGTGCCGAATGATACGCACAGCGCGTTTGGTGGCACCCTTTGGCGGCGCGCCGATGATGGGAATTTTTACGCCGAAGGCGTCACCGAAGGTCACCCCGTAAGCGCGGCGCTTGACTATGAGGCAGCCGCCCGCACTATTGCCGTGATGATCAAGGCGCAGGTTGCCGCTTGAAATACCTAGTGGCCTCACAGCTCTACGCTGATGCCGAAGCCCAATTGAAGGGTGCCAAACAAATTCTTGACGATTGCACATGGTCATCATGTGCCGCCGCCGTATCGTGGGCGAGCGGGTACGCCGTCACCTACACCGCCGCACAGGGCGTTGCAGCCTTTGAGCGAAGCACCGGGCGCGTTGACCGTCAAGGCGTGAGCGATGCGGGCGGCTCTCTGCCTGAAGCCGTCAAAACAATTGCCGCGCTTGGCGGTAAAGCCCGGTACGCAAAATCATGGGCTGATGCGGTAGAGGCAGCGAAGAATGGCGCCGCTCTGATGGTGTGGGTGCAACAGCCTGTTGGGTATCCCGCGGGCGTACCGATCAGCGCATGGCACGATCGTTGGCGTAAATGGTGGGGCAAGCACGCGCCTGCAAAGATCGTTCAGGGGTACGGGCACATGACCTCAGCGGGGTGGTGCGAAGATCACGGGTGGCAATGGGCGTGCCCAACACGCGATGAGAAAACAGCCGCTGAGAAATACGCCGTGCCTGTCACCGAAGATCAATTGCGGGCCATTGCAAATAGTAAGGTGAAGGCGGGCAAGCTCAAAGCCGATTTCAAGGCGCTGCTCATCGTCACGCACCCTGCGCGTAAGGCTGCCCCTGCACCTGTTGCCCCGGTTGCAACGCCTGCACCACAGCCAATCAACACAGGGGGGCGCGTAGCCGTGGCAGAGCAGCCGAAGGCCGCAATGCCAAAACGTGAGGTGCAACCCCTCACCGCCTCCATCACACCTGCGCCAAAGCCTGCAACACCTACCGTGGCAGATCAGGTGGGCAAGGCGCTTGAGGGTGTAAATTGGGAGCAGGTCAGCGGGAGGGCGCTTACAGCCGCCACAGGCGCGGCGGCGGCTGCTTCAAAGGCGAAAGGTGCCCCCGCAAAAATGATGGCTTTCATTCGATACATCAAAGACAACACAGGCATTGATGAGGCGCTGCTTGAGGCTGCCCGTGTATTCATTGCCACCGCAATTGCCGTGGCGCTTGCCACAGGCGCGCCCCTGCTTGACATGACAGGCGATGACATGCGCACGGTGGTGAGCGGTGGGCTCAGCGCCTGCCTCAACGTAATCGTGCGCTACCTCAACCCCTCCGATTCGGCCTTTGGCGTCAAGCCAAAAATCAAGCCCTAACACACACGCTGCCACACAGGTGGCACAACATCGGGTGTAGGCTGCGAATAGTCACCTGAACAGGTGACACGCAGAATGGAGGTACCCGATGAATGCGCTT